CCCAGCGTCACCTTCCCATTCCGGAGCATCTCGGCGACGCCCTGGTCGAAGGTGGCGTGGATACCCTGGTCCTCGGACACGTGAAGGGCTCCGGAGGGCTGGGTACCCTGGTACTTGTTGGAGCTCACGCCGAGAAGAACACCCAGGAAGGTGTCGACAGCCGCAATCGTACCAGCCACCTCGGTCGGGGCCGGGAGGTGCCAGAGTGCGGCGAGGGTGACGTAGAGAGCACTGGTAGCGGGAAGGCAGACCAGCGCAACCCACTTCAGGATGTCATACGTCTTGTTGTGCATCGATTCTCCTTGCTTGAGATGCTTAGCCATTTTCTTTCTTCCTCCTAGCGGGAGGTCTCGGGGTAGGGACCACGGGGAGCCGTTTAACTTCGTCGACGATTCTCTCAGCAAGACCATTACCACCGAATTCCAAGTAGGGATCAACGAGGTACTTCATGAAGTCCTCGTACTCGTCAAGGGTCAGGAACCCTCGGTGGATATAGGTCTTTCCGACATAGACGATACGGTCGTGTGCCATCCCCAGGAGCAGACGGGTGTTTGCCGAACTCTTCTCTCGCTGCTTCTGAAGATATGCCCAGAACCCAGTTGAGCTGAATATACCTAGGAATACGGCGACAGTGAGATCCAAGAATGGACTGAAACCGAAGTGCGTCATGTTAACCGATCAAGAAATATGGGCGAATACCGAATCCATAATTAATAGGGGCGGTTGAGACCTCACCGTTGGCCTTGAGATATACAGCGGTACTCTGGTGGGAACGATCACGGAGCCAGTACTCATAACCCGGGAAGATCATGGTGTGATTCTTCTCGAACGCCGAGAGCTGACCAAGGTTGAGAGCGTTGCCCTCAGGACCGGCGCCCATCAGTCGACGACCGAACACCATGGTCTCGTCAAGGAGCATGGCATATGAGCTGTACCAGGTGTACGAGATAACCGTTCCTTCAGTGCGGATACCCTGAGAGACTCGAGTCCAGCCCTTCATGAGGTTGTCTCCGAATACAGACCGGGCCATTCGCTCAGCCTGAGCAAGCCCAGACTTATTGATCGTGTGATCAAGATAAGAGCCCGTGAATGGGTTGGTCTCATGAAGTGGGGCACTATATAGCGCCTTGTCGGGGACAACTACCACGTGGTGCTGCTGGATAGGCGTACCACCGACACCGTAGAAGTAGTTGAATGCTGCAATACGCCAGTTGACACCAGCGTAGGTCCAGTAGTCACCAAGGTACATACCGCTGAAGGTACCATTACGGATACTCGACATGTAGTTCGAGACACTCGTACCGAGAGAGGCGCCACGATACATAGAGTTGTGCTGAGCGAAGTGGCTGATATTAGCCATATCGTACATAGTCGACGAGACACTAAGCTTCGACGACACGTTAGTAACACTGGACTCGATCTGTCCTGCACGACTCTCAAGCTGAGAGATCTTCGTGTTCTGGGAGTTGTCGCTAGCCTTGAGGTTAGCCACATCCGTTGAGGTGTTTCCACCAGCATTCTGCAGCGCGTCTCGAACCGTCTGGAACCAGTTGTCGAACTCACCCTGGAGCTTGGCCTGGAGCGAGTTGAGGTTAATCGTGCTTACCGGTCCACTCACATACGGAGTAAGGCTTGATCCCACGAAGTTCGTGATCGACTCAGCACCGATGGCTCGGGCGTTCTTCACGACTCGAATATTCGCAAGGACCATGTACTTCTTCTCCCCGTCGCTCGGGATGAGCGGGGGATTCGGAGTAGCCGAGGCAGTGCCCTTGATAATCTCAAGCTTGGCGCCTCGAACCGCCTTGGAAATATCGACCGATAGAACTACCGAGTCGATACGATCCAGGGTAGCATTTGCTGCCTGGACAGCGAGTGTCTCGTCGCCGGTATTCTCGACCCATCGACGGTTCAGCCATGCCTTACCAGATCCGACAAAGACGTTCATGGTGTTAGCAACGGGGCGAACGAAGAACTTATCACCGACATTAGGGAACACTCCGTCGGAGATGATTCCGTCGAACAGGGATCCGAACTGGTCTGCGTCGTATACCCGGTCACCATTCACTGAGTTATAGAAGCCACTATTAATGGGCATAGGTTAACCCCTTTCTCGAGGCTCGATAATCTCGCCCGGACCCTTACGAGCGAAGTCAATACGGAAACTGTCGCCATTCCACTTTCCTCGAGAGGTCATGGAGATGGTAGGGACTTGAGAGAAGCCATCAGCGGACCAGGACTCTGTCATCTCGGTAAGCTGTGCCTCAATAGGCCTTGAATTACGCCCAGTGGGGACATAGTAGAAAATATCCCCTACATCGAACCCGGTTCGGAACTGAACGTTCGAGAAGCTATCGATCTTACCCGAGACCATCTCGACCGGGGAGTACTTGGGGAACATAGCATCAAGAACCCAGAATGGATACCAAATCTCGCTCAGAGATCGAATATGCTGCTTCTGTAGTTCAGTCAGCTTGTTCCAGTCCTCCACCTTGTAGGGCTTGTGAACCTGAGTATTATCCCACAAGACCTCGCGTCGGTCGACTGGATTCTCAGATCGAATGGTGTGCTCTCGGGTATGAGTCGAACCATCAGCAACCCACTGCAAGTCTACGTCGCCGCTATCCCAGATCTCGTAGATCGTACTCTTGCCGTCGACAATACTCTGTACGGACTCGAAGTCACTGAAGTTGTCGTTCGCCTCAGACAGGGTGATAGTCTCGATAAGGTGCGGGGCCTTAAGATATGTGTGGTACCCACCCTTCTCGAGCTTAACTCGATAGAACATCGAGTACCCATTCGGCTTACAGGCTGAAATCACGTTTCGGAACATCTCTACCGCAGGATTGCGATCGTAGATGATCCACTTACCGTCCTGGAGCTTATTGCCGGTGTCGTTGACATATGCCAGCTGAGTGACCTGGTCATTGCGATGGAAGTGGAAGTTCGGAAGCTTACGATTAGGCTCAGCGTTGTCGCCGAAATGCCGGTGGGCAATTCTCTCGGCAAAACCCTGGGCGTCGAATCGACCCTGAGCATCAGGAATGACCCAGCTACGGTGAAGCTGAACTCGCCACTCGTACAAACTCTCAAGGGATCGACCAGTATACTTATGAAGGTATACTCGGTTATCAATCTGTTTGATGTCTACAGTCTCGATGACCATTACGTACTCGGTATCATCCCTCGTGAGGAAGTTACCTAGTCCGTACTCAGGATACGAGGATGTAGAATATACCTGAAGCTCGAACTGCCCATACTCGTAAGCGCGCTCAGTCCAGTTCAGTGAGATGAACGTGCTGGGAATCTCGCGCTTATCGTCGAAGTTATCTTTTTTCGTGTAGAATAAGTGCATCAGATTCCTCGATAAAGGCTTTCGTACTCGATGGACACGCCTAGGTCCTCACTGCCGCCAGAGTACTGCAATGACAGAGTATTGATACCAGGATGCATATTGATCCATTCGCTCCCCGGAGCCAGAACACCAGTAATGAACGAAGACCTACCACCAGCATGGTGGACGATAGACTTCTTTCCAGGACGAGTATCCACCACAAGCTTCTCGCCGGCGTAGAACTGACCAGCCCTCGAGATAGACATGGTCTCGTCGAAGGTGGTATTCGAGATAATAAGGTTCCCTACTGTTCCAAAGAATGTGAATGTGATAGTAACACCCGCGGGGGCATCTCCTTGGTATCGGATGTCCTTACCCGTGGAGTTAGTCATGTCGCCGAAGATAAGCTTGTGGTTTCCCTCGGAGAAGAATGGGAACTCGAATTGTGGAACGGTGTCATTGAAGCCGACAACCTTCTGAATCTGAGCGGAAGAGGCCTTCCAATACGGGTCCAGCCCGATCAAGGATACCTGGACTTCCTGTCGCTCTGCGAAGATGTTCGGCTCGACAGATTCCACGATGAAGTCAGACTTAGCGCTGACCCAGTCGGTGATCACCTCGAGGGAGATGGTCTCTGATACTCCGAAGTACTTGTAGAGCTTCCTCCGGAGCTGCTGGATGTCCTCCCCCCAGGGGATCAGAGTCAGCACAACATTGCGTGTACCAACCCTGACCCCCTTGAGGAAGGCGCCATCAATCAAGGCGTATCGATCCATACTGAGATCGGCCTTGACGGGTCCCAGACCAGTAATCTCCTTGATCGCGATCCCCGACGAGTAGGGGTCACGGATGTCGATAGTAAGTCGTTCCCCCGACTTAGTCGTGGACGAGATCTCTGAGATCATAGTGTCAACTTGTCCTTTGCCATTGCCAGCTGAGTGTTGGTGTTGCGGTAAATAGTAGCCGCATCCAGCGCCTCTGGCGAGTTGTTGGTCTGGTTGAACGTGATGTTTGTAACACCATTTTGACTCTTCGTGTCAGAAGCGTCAACTGCGATCGGAGCAGCCGGTCGAGCGCTGTTAGCGATGTTCGCGGTGACTCCGACGGCGGGCATGAGTCCTCCGATACCTCCAGCCTGCTTACGAAGCTCCTCAAGATCGAGGACGGGCTTGATCTCTGGCTGGAAGGAAGGGTCTTCCTCGATGAGGTCATTGACTCCATCAAGGGCCTTGTCCAAGGCGTTGTATGCAGCCTTGCCAAGACCGGTGCTAGCCTCGGCAATGTTGGTCTGCTCGTCGCGGATACCGATAGCAAGGCCCTCGCCCATGTAACCACCGATCTCCTTCATAACTCGAGAAGGTGAGTGAATACCGAGCGCGTTCTTCAGCTTAGAGATACCGTTCTTAGCACCCTGAACGAGCTGCGAACCGATCTTCCACGCCTTACCGGCAAGACCACCAGTCACACCATCAATGATGGCCCAACCGATTTCCAGGCCGACCTGACGGAACTGTGCTGAGTACTTGGTGATCGCATCTCGGACACCTCGCAGGAGCTGGAGGACAGTCCAGAGACCCTTATCAATAATCTTCGGACCATTTCTAGCAATTCCGTCAAGGAAGTTGATGATGACGTTCGTAGCAGCGTCAATCACCTTACCGATGTTATCGGCAATACCATTCAGGAAGTTCGCCAGGATCTCAGCGCCCTTAGCTCCGAACTCGTAGGCGTGGTTCGAAAGCTCGGTAAGTAGTGCCTGGATCAGGATGAACAATGCTGCAACTACGCCAGGAATATTCACATTGATCGCGTAGATAAGCGCACCAATAAGCTGACCCATAGCAACAGCAAGCTCAGGTGCCTTAGCCCCGAGGGTGATGATGAAGTTGGCAATAGCGTTAGCCAAATCGATCGCAAGCTGGGGTAGAATCGCACCAAGCTGCTTTAGACCCTCGGTAAGGACCAGGAATGCTGCGGCACCAGTGGTGGCACAGATACCCAGAACAGCAGCGAATGCTGCCATACCAATCGAGATCGGGAGTAGCGCTAGACCGATAGCCAGAAGTGCAGCAGTCAACAGCACCAGTCCAACAGCAACCGTCTGAGCAACGGCGGAGGCGATCAGAAGGATCGCAAATCCACCAGCCAACGCCACAAGGCCAATAGCCAGCTCTCCCCAGGAGATCGTCGACAGCTGCTTGAGAGCGCCAGCTAGTGCAACAAATGTTACGGAAGCAATACCAAGAGCAACCGCCCCATTCTTGAATGCGCTGGCGGCAGCCATACCAGCAGCAAGAATGCCGAGACCGATTGCCAGGCTGATTAGTCCCTTGGCTAGTGTGGCCACATCCATACTACCAAGCACGTATACCGCACCGACTAGTGTAGTAACCGCAACGGCCATGGCTAGCATGGCTGCAGCGCCTCGAGCATTTGACCTACCGGCAATGACTAGCGCAGCAGATAGTGCTGCAATCATCACACCGAGAGCAAGTACGCCTTGAATAAGTTTACCTGTATCCATCGTCCCAAGCATCCAGATAGCAGATACTAGGATGTTGCAGGATACGGCTAGAGACAGGAGTACCAGCGCACCCTTACCCATGTACGGGTTCTTACTGACCGTAGTCATGAACCCGGCAAGTGTCGCGACCAAGAAGTCTAGAGCAATTACACCCTGAATAGCCTTCCCGGTATCCATGGACCCAAGCATATAGATTGCTCCGGCTAGGATGACGCAAGCTACAGAAAGGGCCAGAAGGATACTAGCTCCTCGCTCCACGCCCTTTAGATGGGTGGTTTTAATGAGGAACTGGCTTAATAGCTCAAGCAAGAACTTCATAGCAACCATGCCCACTACCGCGCCCTTTACGTCCATCCCCGATAGGATTCGAACGGCGGTGGCCATGAGAATCATAGCGGCACCAAGAGCAATAAGCATTGTCACAATCAGAAGGGTGCTCTTCTTGAAGGCGATCAGCTTGGTCAGCGTCTGCATCATATCTTCAATCAGGCTGAACAAGTATTTCATTGCAGCAAGAGTGATGAAAAGTTTCGGCGCCGGTACGAGAGACATCAGGATCAGTGCGCCAGCAAGAACACCCAAAGCAATAGCGATTGTTAGAAGGGCCTTAGCCTTTACCTTCTGCTCGAACGCCTCAAGGACTCCTCCGAGTTTGTCAAAGACATTACCAAGCTTATCAGCAACGTTCCCGATCTTGTCAAAGTTCTTCTTGAAGGAATTGATCCATCGAGTGAAAGCAATAAGCACTCCACCACCGATAGCTCCAACAAGAATCTTCCCCATGTCATAGGACTTGAGGTTGTCGTTCGCGTTACCGAGGGCTTCACCAACAGCGCCGAATGCATTCTTAACCGCATCCTTGACTTTAGGTGCGAACGTCTCGGTGACGAAATCCTTGAACTCCTGGAACTTCTGCTTGATTGTGTCGAACAGTTCGGGGAGATGAACCGCTCGAGCAACCTGCTTGATGTCCTCGAACCACTTCTTGAGGAAGTTCTCCTTGGCGGCCTGGCCGGTTTCCTTAGCCGCCTGAGCAGCCGCCGAGCCTACACCTGAGACCGCACTAGCCGCCTCTTTAGCCTTCTCCTTTACCGCGGAGTGACCATTAACCCACTCCTGGAAAGCGAGAGCGACCTCCTTGATCTTTCCACCAATATCGGAGAAAGACTTACCAAGATGGTCCCAAACACTACTATTTTGAACAGCATTCCACGCTTCGACAATAGCATCCTTGAGCTCAATGAGCTTGTCCTTCAGCCACTGAACTTTCTCGGAAATCTTGAGCTTCTGCCCAAGTTCATCGAACTTATTGCCGAGAGCGGAGATGATCGCCTCTGACGAGGTCATCCCATTGAAGTCGAAGCCCTTGAAGTAGTCAGAGAGGGCGGACTTTCCAGAGAGAAGCTTGGCCTTGAGCTTATCACCAACGCTCTGTCCGAACTCGTGGAGCTTGGTCTTGGCGGTGTCGATCCCACTCTTGATCGAGTCCATGGCCGCTGTGAATTCTCGACCGATGACCGAGTTCTTTAGCGCATCTTTGATAAGACCGAACTTAGAAGCCAGTCCCTTGAGGCTGTTTCCAAGGTTAGTAACCTTAGATCCGAAGTCCAGCCAGATGATGAAGTTGTGGATACCATCAACGACCCACTTGATGGCTTTACCGACCAGATCAATCGGTGGTAGAAGTAGCTTGAGTAGCTTTCCACCAAGATCCAGCTTAGTGAACCACTGGTCGAACCAGTAGATCGCCTTACCAAGAACCTTAGTGATCTGGAAGACACCAGAGTTAATACCAGTGAATGCCGGGAACAGTGCGCTAATGATGTGTGAGGCAACCGTGAAGATTACCTGGGCAACCTCACCGATGATAGTAGCGAAGATATGGAATACTGAGAACAGTCCAGTAAAAGTCCATTCCAGCTTATCCGCGAAGTTATTAGTGATGATAAGCTTTGATGTGAAGTCAGCAAAGGCTTTCGTGATTCGAACTAGACCTTCAGCAGAGGCATTCATGAATACCCTACGGAAGGCGGTTCCAATCTGTCCAAGAACCTTGATGATGGCCTGGAAGATGTTAGCTAGACCCTGGACTAGTGCCGATCGACCACCAAGATCCTTCCACATCTGAAGGAACCCATTTCGAGCGTCGGCGCTGTCCTTAATTAGCGAACCAAGCCAGTCGCTGATAGCTGTGAATAGATCCGTAGCCTCTTCGAAGTCTCCGAATAGAATCTCGAAGGTCTCGGCCCATCCGGAACCGATGGCTTCCTTAGTGGTGTCGATAAGCTGGCTGAAGGTACGAACCTTAGTGGCCGCGTCGAACGCACCCTGGGCGAACTGCTTGAGCTTGTGGGCCTGCTCCTCAGAGTAGCCCATCTCAACAAGCTGTGCCTCAGACAGGTCATTTGTCATCGCTGTAAGGGTGGTAGTCATAACCTGAGCGGTCAACCAGTCTTCCTGGAGCGACTCTCGGAAACTACCCTTCTTAGCAATAGCCTCGTCGACTCCGGTACCCATCATTCGAGCGGTCTCGATCAGGGCGTTTCGGAACGACTCACCGCCCATACCGGCATTCACCAGCGAGTTCCAGTCCTGAAGATGGACCACACCCGCCGAAATGGCCTGGGAAAGCTGGGTATATGCCGTCGACGCCTGCTGGGCCGTTGAACCCGAAGCGGCGGCGAGGTTAGACAGACCTTTAATCGAGGCAACCGAGGTGTTCAGATCAACACCGGCAGCAGTGAACAGACCGATGGCGTTCGTCATGTCACTGAAGCTATAGACAGTCTTGTCGGCATAGGTGTTCAGCTCGGCAAGGGAGGTCTTAACCTCAGCAAGGGAGGTTCCCTTCTCAGCAGTGTTGGCCATAATGGTCTGAATCGATCTCATTTTGAGCTCGTACTCATTAAAGCCATCTTTAATGGTCTGGACGAACCCACTAATGATCGATCGACCAGCATTAAGTGCCGCAACACCGATTCCGCCAAATGCAGTAACAGCCAAGCCCTGCATGACGGTCATGTTCTTACCAATTTCGAGCGCCTTGTTCGCTAGGTCACCAAGAGTAGTGTTCTTAGCAATCTCGCCGACTCGAGCAAGGCCATCAGCAGCCCCCTGCATCTTGAGGGATTCCTTGAGCTTGTCCATACTGGACGCGGATTCCTTCATAGCAGACAGGAACTGCTTGTTGTTCATCTTGAGCGAGACTACCCGCTCGTCAATAGTTGCCACTACTTAGTGACCTCCTTCCAGGCCTTCTTCGTAATCTTGTCGAACACCGGCCTGATGGCGGGATTGATGTAGTCTCGACCAACGACATACCCGCCATTGCGAGTACCGTGGCCATATTGCAAGATGACGGCGATGTTTACGCCGTTGTTGACGTGTGAATTTGTCCAGGTGATCTTCCAGCTGTTGCCAGTTCTAGTGACTTCGTAGTTCCAGCTAGCTGCCGTCTCGCCCGACCTGGAGGGGGTCGCTGACTTTAATGCAGTAACCCCCTCCTTGCCGAACTGATTCATGATCAGAGCCAGGTCTAACTTCGTCATCTTGTCAAACCAATTCCTGGTGAGTTTCCAGTCTCCCTGACTCTCGATCGTAATCATGATTCTCCTAGACTAGAGATTCGGAGTAGATATTGGCCACTCCGGAGACCATGCATCCGATAGCGCCCTTGGCTAGACCCTGGTCGTATGCGTCTCGAGTAGGACAGATGTGGGCCCATACTGGCTTGCCGAGCGCTAGGGTTCGTCGCCAAACCTCATCGCTTGCTTCCCAGGACATACCAACATAGTCCCAGGGCTTGTGCCACTCGTTGATACGGCCATCAGTAACCTGATCAGGATACGAGTAGCCCCAGCACTTCCACCCATCGGCCTTCCATTGATTTGCGAGCCAGGTCGCATCAATAGAGAACTTCCAGATGATTCTACCGTGGGCATCAGAAGGGAAGAACTTCTTGAGTTCCTGCCACTCAGCGGCAGAATACTTGGGGTCGAGCACCGTGATATGACTAGACCCGTAAGCAGCAAAGTACTCCTCGACAGTCATGAACGGTTCGCCAACGGTGGTATACCTCTGGATCTCCGCCCATGTCATCTCGGTGACGGGGGTAGCTGGGGCCGTCTTGTCGACTCGCTGAAGGGTTCGGTCGTGATTCAGGAACCATACGCCGTCCTTCGTCTTCTGGCATGAGACCTCCAGAGCCCCTGCTCCATACATAACCGCATTGGTATATGCACGGAAGGAAGCCTCAGGCCAGCTAACTGATCCACCTCGGTGAGCTACGAGGAAGCCCCGAGTACCCAACATAGTATATATATCGCTATAACCACGAGGAACGGCTCGCATAGTAGCGGGGGCCAACTCGTTGTTTCGGTATACAAATACTAGATTAGATGATCCAGAGTCAACAATCTCAACGCCTGGCGTTTTAATCTCTGGTGGAGCCGGGTTTGATTCTTCGAGCTCAACCCATGCGTAAGCCCTTGCTCCGAAAGTCTCATTGACCGAATTGGATATAGCACCAATGGTCATTGACCATGATCCACTGGTTAATCGCTTACCTCCAGTGGTGACATTTTGTGCATCAGGTGAGTACCATACTGGTTCTTTTAGAGACGAGTATACGTGATACTGAACCGCTACCAGATTCTTCTTAGCGGTATTTAAGGTCGGAATACCCGGCTGCCATTGGTGTATAGTGTAGTTCGATACGCCTCCGATAGAGTAGAGAATAAAATTTTCTCTAGCCTCGGTTGGAGAATCACTATTGAATTTAATATTCTTATCCAGGTCCTCCGCGGTGCATCGTTTTACAGCGACATACCCAGATCTACCACCAGCGTCGCTGGTGTATTTAAAATCCCAACCTGCAGGTGGCCTAGCTTTTGTATTTCCATACTGTGAAGCATAAAATACAACCAATAGGTCCCCGACTTTGGCCTTATCTCCTAGCAGATAATAAGTACCAAACCCTTCGGCTTCCGATCCACGTCCGCCAGAAAGATTAACTTTCAATCCCGGTTCGGGCGTCTCGTACAGATCGAGTTTGGCGATGTTGATGTCGTGTCCAGTATTCGGAACCGCCACCGAGGGAGTCCACATCGGGTAGTTCCCAGGAAGTTCGAATTCGAACTTCATGGCCCGACTTACACCAGCTGGAAGATTCCACGTTACAATGAAATCCTGCTTGTTCGTCTTGACCTTGTCGGCAGTGAACCAGTTAGCCCGCATAGCCAGCTGGTTATCATCACCAGAGGTATAGATGATCTCAGCAGTCCACTTACGTTTCCCGACCGAAGAGGCCAAGGTCTCCCACGGAGTAGAACTAGATCCAAGCTCGATGTATTTACCATCTCCGACTCGGTATCCCTTTCCCACCCACCAAGAGCCGATGACAGGAAATATGCTAGTCATTACTTAGCTCTCCGAACAATAACTGTACCGGCCTGAGTCCCTGCTGGAACCGGATCATCCGGACCCAGGACAATAAGCTTCGGTACCTCCGGAATCTTGAGGTTATCAACCTTCAGCTTAAGCTTCAGGTATCCCTTGATCCACGGAATAATCAGCTCTCGGATCTCGGCGCCCGGGGGGTTCTCGTAAGGGTTGCCAATCGGATGCCACTGACCACCATTTTGAGGATCTTCGACGAGAAAGCCGTCAGTGATGTATAGGTGACTAATGGCGAGGTTGTCAGCCTTATCAAAGACCTTCTGGTAGTTCTCCGAAGTGACGGAGTGAACCACTGCCCACCAGCGAGTGGACGGATAGGCCTTCATATGATCCGGAAGGATCGGCGAAGTCGGGTTCTCCTCGAGGAACTTGGCTGCAGTACCCTCAAACATCATGCATACATCAAAGTCCAGGTTACACACCTCCTGAGAGATGTTGGATCCGGTATTGATGGCGATCACGAAGTCCAGCCCGTTCTCACGGCGAATCGTGTCGATCAGGTCCTTGTACCACGGAATCCGATCCTTACGGGAATCCCAGCCGTTGATGACCTCGTCAAGGAAGACGCCCTGAACCAAGTCACCATACCAATGCTTGGCTCGCTTCAGCTGCTCAAGGATGTACTCCTTGGTGAACTTAGCGGCGTTAGGAATACCCCGGTTAGCCTCATCGTCTGGCTTAATTGCCGCTCCGTACTGAGTCTTGATGTAGAACAGAACCTTCTTGGCTCCAGCACCGAGAGCGAGCTCGCCCTGCTTCTGGAAGTCTACCTCCTGAGCCTCCCAGTCGCCGCTGTTGCGGTTAAGAATAACGTAGCCGAGGTTATCACGGAACTTCAGAGTCTGAGCCCACTTGGAGAACTGCCCTGGCTTTCCGTCCTGGTAGTAGTCAGGCCAGTAGTAAGTCACCGGCGAGTAATACCTAGCACCATTCTTGAACGGGTTTGTCTGTCGGAGTGCGTCTTCGACATCGGCCTTCTCGCCATAAGTCTGAGCAGCCTCAGCCTTGGTGAGGTAGTTGTCGAGCTGAGGGGTAACCGCATCCTGACCGGCAGGACCACGCTCTCCAGCAGGTCCGGGAGGACCCTGGGGCCCAGGAGGTCCGGCGGGACCAGCCGCACCATTATCGCCCTTGAGTCCTGGTTGCCCATTTGCTCCGGCAGGACCAGTGGGTCCAGGAGGACCCTGGATACCTTGATCGCCCTTGGGTCCGGGAGGACCAGCGGGACCCCTAGGGCCTTCTGGTCCAGGAACCGGGGTTCCTCCAGCTCCACCACCAGCGGGTCCGGGTGGACCCTGAAGACCCCTAGGTCCTTCTGGTCCACGTTCGCCAGCGTCACCCTTAGGTCCGGGAGGGCCCTGGGGGCCAGGATTACCGGCATCACCCTTAGGTCCAGGGGGACCAACCGGCCCTCGAGGTCCGACCGGGCCAGGAGAACCAGCTCCTCCGCCGCCTCCTCCCCCAAACGGGAGCGGAGAAATCTCTGAGGTAGGGTCAACCGTCATGATGTCGATCGAACCACCCTGAGTAAGGGCAACGTGCTTGACAATGTCAAACGTGGGTGAGTCGATGAAGATGGTGTGCGTCCAGGAACCGGCGGGGCTAACGCCAGCACCTGGAGCAAGCACCTCGATGTTGACAGCGCCAGCCTGGTCTGTCCGAACCACATGCTCGCGCATGGATACTGAGGCTCCGTCAACGGTAGCCGTAGCACCCTTTACGTCAGGAATGATTCGGACAGTAGCCCGACCATTCTCTCCTCCGGGAATTGTTCCCGTTAAAGTACAGTATGGCGCTGCCATTTTGAGCCTCCTACGGCTGTTCGGCCCTGTCAAGCAGGGCGTTCACTCGAGTATTCGTATCGGGACCGTAGATCCCGTCGACCTCAGATCCTACTGCGGACTGAACCGCCTCGACGGTGTCGTCGTGAGCCTCCTCAGATGCTGGGCCCCAGATTCCGTCCTGCTCCGTACCGACCACAGACTGCGTGAATGCCACACCGAAGGGGAAGGTGTTTCCGCCCCAGTTGGAAGCTGCAGCCAGCGCATAGCAACGAGACCGAGTGTTAGGTCCGGCAACGTTGTCGGGGTTAGCGCGAACGGCTCGCTGGAGAGCACGGATGTCAGCCGGTCCAGAAGGAGCACTGGACTCCTCGCTGTCGGAGTAGGCCGGGCGAATCACGTAAGCGATCGAGTTATTGCGGACGCGGCGCCAGACACCGTTCCCAGCAGACTGAGAACCATAGTCACCAGAAGAAGTGTTACCTTCGATGGTTTGGAGAGTCCCTCCGCCAAGGTTCTTCTCAACAAATCCGACGTGATCCGTGCCACCACCGTCCCAGTTGTAGATGACGACATCTCCGGGTCGGGCATCGTAAACCGATACGAAGTAAGCGTCGGGGTGCTTGCGGACCTGGTTGACGGTGTAGTCAGTGTTAAAGGAGAAACCGCCAATAGCGCCAATCTGCCCGCACTCGTCCAGACACATGCTGACGAAGAGCATGCACCACCAAACAGAGTCGGACGGTCCAGCAAGCCACTGTTGACCAGTTCGAGCGGCCCAGTATCGTCCAGCTTCGGATCCTGGCTGAGGGTCGTCTGGTGCATAGTATCCAATCCTCGAGGCTGCTCGAGCGAGGACCTGCTCCGCTACGCTCACTTCATCACCTCCGTGGTCTGGGACACGTGAATGTCCTTGTCTTCCATCGGATCAGTTCCGATATGTGCCTGTGGGGCGAGAGCCTCTTCGGGGAAGACGTACTCAACCCCCTCGTCATGACTGATCATTGGTTATCCCTTCGAACCAAGCTTAGCTCGCCTGGCTCTGTTGAGTTCCCGGTTCCGTTCCATAATCTCGGACTGGGACATCTTCTTGTCGGGCTGGTTCTTTTGGTTACAAACCCGAATGAGTGTGAGTAGTCGGTTGATGTGCCATGTCTCGCACTCGAAGGGAATCTGGCAAGCAATCATCCAGTAGTAGATTAGTTCGGAGGATGTATACTCACCAGATCCAGACTCTCCACCCGTATCTCGGATGGTGGTTGCGGTCATCGTGTCGGCCATGTAGGCGCTAATACGCTCGACCTCAGATGGGGGGATCCTATCCAGGAGCGATGGGTCGTATTCATCATCAGTGACCATACACTTGATGTAGAGGGCCATCTCCTCAGGGGTGACTTTGTCGTTACCAATGAGGTGTTTATGGGTGATTGACTCCCATTTTGACAGCGCGACCAGGTTGTGCTCCAGGTGCAGGATTCCGCCAGGCATGGAGACAAAGGTGCCAGTCTCCTCGTCAAACCCGTCGAGATCCGGGATAGAAACTATAAGCATTGCAGGCACCGAGGGCCCAGGAGTCTAGGTCTCTGAGCCCCCGG